GGCTGCTTTCGCCCGGGGCGGTGACCACGCTATCGGCTGCGGTGACGAGCACCGGGGCGACAAGCCTCAGCGTGAACGACGCCGACGGGTTTCCGCTAGCGGGTGCCTACCGCGTCCGTATCGCAAATGAAGTGATGGACGTGACGGCGGGTAACGCTACGACATCGTGGACGGTCACGCGGGCTGTGGACGGTACGACGGCTGGCACCTATGCGACCGGCCAAGCCGTCCAACACATGCAGCCGTTTGATATTGAGATGGTCGATACCGATTGGATGCGCGGCGTCGAAACGGTAGTGCGCGGGAGGTTGTCCGATGGCGTTAACTAGCGTGCGACTTGATGGGTTGGCCGAGCTCAACCGGCGACTTAGCAAGTTAGATGATGCGACGGCCGACAAGGCGTTGGACCGCGCGCTCCAGGCTGGGGCTGCGCCCATCGTTGCGAAGGCGCGCTCGCTAACACCGCGCTCGTCGTCCGCAGTCGGGTCACGCGGCAGGGGTCATGCGGCCGACCACATTCGAGCGAAGCTGGTGGACGGGCCGTCTCGCAACCCGGCCATCTTGGTGGGGCCGCAGTTGGTGGAGCAGACGCCGGCGCGAAGCGGCAACGCGCAACAGGCTGCTGTGCCGTCGTTCGCATATCTCGCGTTCGTGGAGTACGGCGTACCCTCGCGCGGCATTCCGGCGATTGCGCCGCTACGTAGGGCGGCAGATTCCGAGTTCCGCAGGGCGGCCCGTTCGTTTCACCGCGCACTGAAGCGCGAAATTGATGTGGCGCTTCGATGACCATTGCTGCCTATGCTCCGGTGGTGTACCGCCTGACGACGGCAACGGGCAACGTCAGCTATTGCGGCAACCGCGTCTATCCGGTGCTGTTGCCGCAGGAGCCCGTCTTGCCCGCACAGACGTATCAGATAATCAGCACCGACCGCGAACACGCGATGGGCATAGATCCGGGCCACGTCCACGCGCGCCTTCAGGTGGACATATACGACACGACGTATCTCGGCACCGTAAGCGGTGCCAAGCATGTCAGAGAGGCGTTAGATAGGTGGCGCGGACTGGCTACCGGGGTGGTCGTTCAGGACATCTATGTAGCCGGTGAACGTGACGCATACGTGGAGCCGCTAGAAGGTGGTGGGCGCACGGTATGGCGGCGCACGATGGATTTCATACTTCACTATGAAGAAGACCCGCCACGAAGTTAGATTAGGACACACAGACAGCGAACCCGAGGGGGCAGAACGGTTGCCATGGCCTGGTGACCTTTCTGCCTTTTTTATTGGTCGCCCAACAGAGACAAGGGGATAGAGCATGGCGATCTACAAAGACGCCCAACTGACGGCCAACAGCGTGAATATCAGCGCCTATATTCGCAGCCTGGCCTTCAATCATTCTGCGGAAGAGCAGGATGATACGGCCATGGGCGATGACACGCGATCCGGCGCCGGTGGTCTGTTTCGGTGGACCATCGAGGGTGAGGTGAACCAAGCATATGGCGCGAGCACACCAGACGCTGCTTTCGCTACGTCTGTCGGCACCGTCATCACGGTGAAGCTACGTCCAACGACGCTGACGGCTACAGCGGCCTCAACGAGCAACCCGGTCTATTCGGGCAGCGGTCTGTTGACGGAGTATGTGCCGATGAGCGGTGCCGTGGGTGACCAACACATCGCCACGTTCAGCATCGTGAGCGCCGGCACACTCACCAGGACCGTCGCCTAGGGAGGGCAAGCAATGACGATCTACAAAGACGCGAAACTGGTGGTTGGTGGCATCGACGTGTCCACGCAACTGCGCTCTCTCGCCTACAACGAGGCCGTAGAGGAAGCAGATGATACGGCAATGGGCGACGGGACGCGCTCGTCTGCTGGCGGGCTAATCCGCTGGACCATCGAAGGCGAGGCGAATCAAAGCTACGGAACGGCGACGAAGCTGGATCTAGCGTTCGCCACGAAGGTCGGCACGACGCAGACCATCGTGTGGCGACACACGACAACGGCGACCGCTTTGACGACCGCCAACCCGAAATACAGCGGCACGGGACTGTTGACCGAGTATGTGCCTCAGTCCGGGTCTGTGGGCGACCAGCATGTGGCGACATTTAGCATCGTAAGCGCTGGCACCCGCACGAGAACGATTAGCACCTAGATAGACACCACATAGCCGAGGGGCAGAGACAATGAGCGAGCTACGCGACCGCATTTTGGCGGCTGACGACAGACCCTACAAAGACGTTGAAGTAGAGGAATGGGGCGCGACGGTGCGCCTTCGCGGCCTAAGCGGCGCAGCGGCGGAACGGTTCAGCCGCAAGGTACAGGCAGCTGGCGAAAACGTGCCGGACGACATGATGGCAGAGTTGCTAGCGCTGTGTCTGGAAGATCCCGAGTCGGGCGATCTCGTCTTTGCGGAGGAGGATATCCCCTCTCTTTCCGGTAAGGCGAGCACGGTGTTGGCGCGGCTGTTTCGGGAAGCGCAAAGCGTCAGCGGGCTCGGGTCGCTGGACGAAGCAAAAAACGACTAAGGGGCGATCCGTTTGCGCGGTTCGCCCTTTCGCTTGCCGAGCACCTGGGTTATGCGAGCCCGTCGAGGATGGTAGCGGAGATGTCGGGCCAGGAGCTCCAGAACTGGCAAGCGTATTTCGCGGTGAAGGCCGACGAACGGAGGGACGAGGAATTGGATAGGCGCGGCAAACAAAGCCTAGCCAGGCAGTTGGGTAAATAGATGGCAACGCTAGCAAACCTTCTAATCAAGGTCCGTGCTGATACGGGCACGTTGGCCACCGATTTGCGGAAGGTCGGGCGGCAGACGCGCAGCTTCGCCGGAGAGGTCGGCAAAACGCAGATCCCGCTGCGACAGATGGCCAAGGGTATGCTCGCCGTGGGTGCGGCGGGCGCGGGCATGGCGTTCGTTGCCAAGCAGATGTTCGACGTGGGTGCCGCCGTGGAGGAGACGGCGAACAAGTACCGCACGGTGCTCGGCCCGGCGATAGACGAAACAAACCGTTTCTTGGATGAGTTCGCTACGGTGGCGGGCTTGTCACGACGGCGCGCCCAGGAGACGGTTGCCACTACGGCGGCCATGGCCCAGGGTTTCGGCTTTGGGCGAGAGGCCGCTGCCGCTCTTGCGCGCGACGTGGTACGACTCGGTGGTGATCTGGCGTCCTTTAACAACCTTCAGGGCGGCGCGGCAGAGGGTGCGGAGATCATCTCTACCGCGTTGGCTGGCGAACGCGAACGACTGAAGCGGCTCGGCATCGTGGTAATGGAGGCCGAGGTGCAGGCCCGGGCGCTTGCCACGTCTGGCAAAGAGGCGGCGTCAGAGCTTTCGCAAATGGATAAGGCCGCTGCATCGTTGGCGCTTATTACGGAGAAGGCGGGTGTCGCGGTCGGTGACCTGGCTCGCACCCAGGACTCGGCGGCAAACACGGCCCGCCGCATCGCGGCCCGTTTCGAGGATATCCGCGACACCGTGGCTACGGGCGTGATGCCGGCGCTCGAGGCGCTGTTGCCTGTGATAGAGCAACTAGCCGACAAAGCCGACACGATGGCGAACAGTGTCGCCGGTGCTGTTGCCGCGCTAATGGATCTCGCCGGTTTGGCCGACCAGGAGATAGCTATTGAGATAGCCGCCATTAGGCGCCAGGGCTTTGATGAAGCGGGATTGTTCGAGCGCTTGCAAGTGGAAGCCCGAGGGCTAACAGAACTGGAACAGCGTCGTTCGCAGATTGAGGCAGACATCGAGCGGATGATTGAGGCCATGCGGCAAATGCCGCTGGTGACAGAAGACGAAATCGCAAACGCGACCCGCTCACTGCGCCGCAACCTAGAAGCCGTCAACGACGACATCGACGTAGCCGGTGCGGTGATGAACTACCTTTCCCGCGAACTGTCCCGTCTAGCGGATGAAGGCGACCGGGCTAGTGCAAGTACGGCTCGGGCGACCGCCGGCATTGCGGACATGGATATGTCGGCGCTGATAGTAAGCGCCATAAAACGGTCGGCCGTCCTGGGCGTTGCTACTGCCCCGGCCCGTCGTGCCTTCCTCGAGCGCCAAGAGCAGGCTCGCCGCGATATGCGCGCGGGCGTGCCAACGGTGTTCGACGTGCAGCCGCTGCTGTCGCCTGTGGTGGACGCGAGCGACGAGTTGGCCGAAACGTTCGATGCGCTCACCCACACCGCTGGTCAACTTGACCCGGAGCTGGCAAGGCTCGGCGGTGCTATCGGTCAAATCATCCAGGCGACGAGAAGCCAGGATGCCACTGGCATCCTGGGGATGCTCGGTGTTGGTGGCGCCATCTTCGGTGCGTTCCAGGTGCTCGTCAGTGCGTTGGACCGCAACACCGAGGAGGTACGCCGCAACACATTGTCGTTCTCCGACCGTGCCGACCTGTTGATGGCGCGCTTGGATGCCCTAGACATCACCGACCCATTTGAGCGCTTTTTCTCGCTGTTGACCGAGTTGCGTCAGCGGGTCACAACGACCCCGGGGCTTGAGTCCAACTTGCCCGAAACGTTGCGCGCATGGCTGGACCAGCTCTGGTCTGTGGGCGCCGGAGGCGAGGGTATCGGCGCTCTGGTGGCCGACCTCGTTGAGAAGCTGTTGGCTGGCGGTCGCGGCGCCGCTGACGTGGAAGCGTTGGCTGCGCTATTTGGGATGACAGCCGAAGAACTTATTCGAGTGCTGTCGGAAATCGAGCGGCTCGGCGACGAAGTGGGCAGCGCGGCCGACGAGATGGAGCGATTCGGGAACGCGCTCCGCAACGTGCCGACTGGTTTCTTTGATCCGGCCCTAATCCGCCGTCGGATTGCGTTGGGCGCCGACGAAAACGTGACGACGGACGACACGCCGAATCCGCGAGACGATGACGACTACAGGTTCAGGCCGGACAACCGTTTCGTGTTTGCGCCGGCGGACTTCACTGTGCCGGTGCCGGAATGGCTACCGGACATGACGGTGCCGGTGCCGGAATGGTTGCCGTTCATGATCCCCGAGCCCGATTGGTTGGGGGCGTTAGCCATACCTGCGCCTGAGGTTCCGAACCTAAGCGTGTCCGCGCCCGAGTGGTTACCGGACCTCACGTTCCAGCGACCGAGTTGGATTGACGAAATTATAGGTGATAGCGGACGTGACCGTTCTATCGTCATCAATGGCGACGTAGTGGTTCAGGGTGTCGAAGATCCGGCGCGATTCTGGGAGATGGTGCAGGGTGAAGCGCAACGTTCCGCGCAACGTGGCGGAACGAACACTGTGTTCCTCAACGGCCGCAGGGCGGCGCTCAACTAATGGCGTTTCTCAAGGTGGGCTCGCAGACGATCAGCGTGGCGCGTGTGGACCGCGACGTGGAGGAAATCGGGGAACGCGCCAGGGCACATGATGGCACCATGCGCTCTACCGTCCGCGCACGTAAGAACGTCTGGAACATTACCACCGTGCCACTGGCGATGGCGACAGCGGACACGCTAGAGACAGCGCTGACGGCTACCGCATCCTATACCGTGCGCGGCACGCTAGTGGCTACGACTACCGCCGCGTCCGTCACCTGTCACGTCGAGATGCTAAGCAGCGAATACCTACACCGTCCTAGCGATACGTTGAACGTGCGCCGCACGCTGCGCTTCAAGCTCCACGAGCAATAGGATGCGTTCGACCACCGCGGGGGAAGACACGGTACTAGCGGCTAACAGCCGCAACCACCATCTGCGCGTCAAGGTTGCCAACGCTGACGGCAACCTCCAGAACCTAGCTAGCCTTGGTGGGGTCAATTGGATTAACGGCGTCGAGTGGTCGCAGACGGTAGACCAACCCGTCCAGGCCGCGACCGTGCGCTTGCGCCGGGACACGCAAGGCTATGCTGCGTCTTTGGCGCCGCTGGCTACCGGCTCCTCGTTGAACGTGGACAACACCGGGGCCTACGCCTCGCTGCTTGATCCGAGCAGGCGCATCTGGATTGAGGTAGCAACGACAGCCGTGGGCGCGTCACCCGCCGAAAGCGATTACAAGCTGTTGTTTGACGGCGAGATTGACGAGGTGGATTGGGCGGCGCCCGAGGTCATCGTATATGCGCGTGACCGCATCATGTCGAAGCTCGCAGACCGTTGGGTTGAGGTTGAGACGGTTTACGGCTCGGACGAGGGCGTGGACATCTCCAGCGTGATGCAGGAGATCCTAACCGATTGGGCCGACGGCGAGATACTGACGACTGACGGGACGCCAGCGTTTCGGGTGGTGACATACGAACAGCAGAAGATGTCTGTGCTCGATGCGTTGACGACGTTGGCGCAGCTCATCGGTTGGGATATCAAGAGTCGCTGGAACGGCGCGCAGTTCGGGTTGGAGTTCTACGAGCCGTCGCGTTCTTCGCCGTCGGTCGATTACACGTTTACACAGACCGACATCCTGGGCGTGCGGCGTCTCGAGGTCAACCGCGCGAACATCCGCAACGTCGTCAGCGTGATCTTCACGCCGGAAGACGGCACTGAGCGCACAAAGCAAAAGGTGACAGCCACGGCATCGGTCGCTCGGTTCGGGCGCCGCTGGATGGAGATAGAGGAAGCGTCGGATTCGTCCATCAACACCGCAGCGAAAGCCACGCAATTCGCCAACGCGGCGCTGAACGATTTGCAGGACCCGACCGCCGAACAGGAGGTGGAAACCCATTTCTTCTGGCCGTTGGAGCTCGGAGACTACTACACGTTCGACGCGGGCGATACGACGTGGTACAGCACCGACCAGAGTCTCGGCGTGTACGGCTTTCGGCACGAAATCAGTGGCGGGGGCGAACGCACGCACATCCTTTTGCGCGGCAAACCCGCCGGGCAATATCTCGCGTGGCACCTACACGACCGCGTCCGCAACGACCGTGACCTTGACGACATCGAAACCGAGAACCGGCTGCTCAACTTCCGGCGCCAGATTGATACCGCGAACCAACAGGTGACGTTCTTGTGGGACTGGGGCGATGTCGTAGAACAAGCGTGGATCTACGACGAAGCCGCGACGCAACCGGAAGCTACGGACGTGTTCGCGTCGTTCCTGTCGCGCGCACCCGACACGGTACTAGACCGTGCGAGCAACCCGACGCCATCGTATACGGCGACGATCCCGGTAGCTGGCACTACGCGCTTCCTGCAATTCGAGCCGCGTTCTGCAAGCATGGAATCCGGCCCGGTCTATCGCACGGCGTTGGACCCGCAGCCGGTGGACGAACCCGACGGCGCGGTGATAGGCAACTTCAACACGGCCGGCCAACTCAGAGCGGGTGCGGTCGGCAATTCGCTTACCGCGTCGTGGCGCATTGCCGGCGCCATGGATTCACCACCTGCCGCTACAACGGTGCGAGCGCAAGCCGCTATCAACGGGCGCAGCCTCACCGCGACACAGATTGGTGTGTTGGCGACCGCGACGGGTTCGGGTCAGGTGGGCTATGTGCGAGCGTTCGCTTACTCGGCTACAGGAGCGGCCGGTAGCGAGTCGCAACAGATTGACGATCAGGTAGTCTATGGCATCGGCGTTACCGCGATTCCCGACGGTTCGATCATCGCCAACAAGCTGATAGCGAGCTCCCGCCATTTCGGTTCGGACCTTGTGTTCAGCGCAAGCGACTTCAATACCGTCGCGTGGGTTGGCCCAACGGGCGGTAGCGGCTCAATCGTTACGCACGGCGGGACCAGCTATACGGTGGCTGGTGGCAATACGGGCAACATGCTCGGGCTGTCCTATATCTATCACACCACGACAGCAACGGGCACGCTTCAGACCGCAACGGACATCGCCACAACGCAGGGCGACGGCAAGATTCTTCTGGCCGTAGCAAAGCCCGCAAGCGCAACGGACCAAGATGCGTTCTACGTGCCGGCTGTCGGCGTGCTCGGGCTCAACGCTGACAATATCAGCGTAAACTCTGTCAGTGCCGACAAGATCCAGGCGAACGCTATCACGTCCGTCAAGATCAATGCAGCGGCGATCACGTCCATCAAGATTGACGCCAACGTGATTACCGCCTCTCACGTCGTTGCCAACGCCATTACGGCATCTCACGTTCTGGCTGGCGAGATCACCGCCACACATATCAATGTCAGCCAGATCGACGCTATCAGCGCAAACCTCGGGCAGATCACGGCGGGCCAGATCCAGAACACGGCGAGCAATGCCGGCATTTGGCTGTCCACTACTGCTACGGAGGTGCCAGCCGCATGGTCGCGGTACCTAAACCTTTCGGCCACAAAGGGCGACTTCCTCAGCCACTCCAACCTTTCGCTGGGCTTCGATGGTTCGGCGGATTTCGGTGGCGACGTGTCTTCGTCCAACCTGACAGCAACAGCGGTCAGCGTTGCCGGTGTTGTGACGGCGAACAAGGGCATTAAGTGTGTCGCTGCGCCCGCCGCGTTTGCGTCCGTCGGCGCCATGCAATCCATTTCTCGGGGTGTGGCGCCTGAGACGTGGAGCCGCGTTAGGATGGCGTCGAAGAGCAGGGGGGGCAGCGTGGCCGTGCGCTATGCTCCTTCTGCAACGGGCGGTGGGGCGTGGCGCACGGCACTTGAAGCGGCATACAGCACTTCGGCGGCAACGGTCAAGATGGGCTTTTTCGGTGTTGCTGCCGCCACGCAACCCGTGCTCACGACGGGGGCGTCTGCTGGCCAAGTTGTGACCGCCCTCAAGGCTATCGGGATTCTGGGCTGATGGCAGCACCTACCCCCGTCACGCTCTACGAG